TCCCGACCCGGTAGTGCGGAATGCCCCGGCGCTTGCGTTGCTGCTTTTGCACGAGCCAATGCAGCGGCAAATTGAGGCTCATGGCGGCGTTGCGGGCATCGACCAGCTTTTCGCCGAGCACGTGACTGACAGATCGCGTGTTCATGCCTGCGTCCTCCAGCAGCGGTCCTGCCAGGCACACATCCGGCACTCGAAGTGAGTGGCGTCGTGGAAGCGGCGCGGCAGCAACTCGCCAGCCTCGGTCGCGCCGATCACCCGCACCGCGCGGTCGGTCATCTGCTGTGCGAGCGCCGCGTTGAACGGCACGCGTTCGACGTAGATCTCCATCGAGTCGGCGTTGATCGCGGTGAAGATCGCAGGGTGCTCGTGGAGCTCCAGATGCGCCTGATAGAGCGCCACCTGCGCCGCGTACACGGGCTTGGAGACAGCGAGGCCCTTGGACTCGACGTCGCGCCAGGCCTTTGCGCCCAGGCACTTGTTCTCCCAAAGCGCCGGATACGAGAGGTTGTCCGGTCCGCCGACGATCACGCCGTCGATGTGCCCGCGCAGCTTGCCGTTCGCATCGGAGAATCCGAACTGCTCGCCGTTGGCTTGGTGCGTGCGAAGCTCGAATCCGGCACCGCGCAGCCACGCCACCATGCAATCTTCCATCACGTGACCGCGCTGGAAGATGCGCAGCATCCGCCCGTCAAAATCACGCCCGTAGTCCACCGGCGCTTTGGCGTACTCGAACTGCAGCGCGCGCTCGCACTCCACACCCAGACGCGATGCGCCGAGGTAGTCGCGTGGTTTGTCCGCCGCGCGCGCAGCCTGCAATGCGCGGTCGATGCGTGCCGTGAGCTGACCGCTGATGCTCGCCGTCGCGTTGAAGTCAAGCGTCATGGCGTTCTCTCCCAGTAGGCCTTGTCTTCCAGATCGGAGAAATCGGTCAGCGGATCGCGACCCTCCGGCATGCCGTGCACGGGCGGGTACTTCGCCATCTCGTGATGCGCCGCCATCGCGTTGGTGAAGCAGGTGACGATGGCGCCGATCACCTGCAGTGCCTCCTGCTCGGCGTAGTCGCCGAGCGGCTTGTCGAAACCGATGTCCTCGGCCGCAGCGCCGAAGGCCTTCAGGCATTTCTTGAGGCAGGCGCGCTCGATCTCAGTGGCATCGATCATGTCGGTCTCCGGAATGGTGATTCCCTGGGCGCGCGCGTTCTTCCAGCGGCCGTACAGGGCGTGAAAGGCGTCCTGGCAGCGGCGTGAGCAGAACACCCAGTCCCAGGGGTGGTGACGCGGATCGGTCGGCTTGAAGCGGGTGTCGGCATGCCCGAACCCGCGCGCCTGTCGTTTGCAGACCCAGCATTTCACTGGCCATCCTCAGCTCGCCCAGGCCGGCTTGCCCGTGGGCGCGCGAGTGGGCGCGGCGGTTGCCGGCGCAGGGGAATGCGCCGGTGCCGTGGTGGCGCGCGCCGTGGGCGCCGACGGTGCGCCGTGGGTGCGGGTCGGCACGCCCATGAGGCGCGCGTAGTCCGGGTAGTCGGGCTCAACAGCCAACTTGACCACGTTGCGGTCGCCGCCCTTGGCGTCCTTCTCGACGTCGACGCGGGCGAGGAACTCGATGCCATCGAGGTCGTGGAACCCGGCGATGCGGCGCGCGGCGACCGCTGGCGGCGAGTTGTCCTGCGGATGGACGTTACGCGCGCTGTTGAGCGCGGCCCGAATGAAGCTGCGGCCCATCTGGCCCCAGGTCGGACCCTTGGCCGAGTACAGGCCGATGTTGCTCCACAGCTTGCGCTTGGCGTAGTCGCCGCCGGTGACCACAAACTCGGCGGAGAGGTACACCGCGCCGGTCTCGAAGGACTGCGTGGCGTAGCCGCCCGTCCAGCCTTGCGACGAATCGTCGTAACCACCGGGCTTGATGGTCATGCGCACCGGCACCATCGTGCCCTTGGGAATCAGATCAAATCCGTTCTGGGTGTCGGCGTCGTTGAAATCCGACCAGTTGGAAGCATTGGGCGTGTTCATGGATTACTCCTTGGAAGCGGTATGCGAGGGCGAGGTGGTGGCCGCGGGGGTACCCGCGCACTTGGCGATCAACGCGCCGAGATCGGGTGGTTCGAGCAGGTCGAGGCGACCGGAACGGTCTTTGGCGGGGAAGCCAAAGGGGTTGAGCGTGTGGGTCACGAAGGCGCGGTAGGAGCTGCCGTCCTCGGCCTTGATCTCGGCGAGGGTCACCACCTCATCGACGATCCCTGGCATCTGCAGCCCGGTCTTGCTGCCTTCGATCTGCGGCTCGAAGACCCTGCGGTTGAAGTCGTCGAGACGCTCGTCAAGGATCGCGACGAACACCACGTTCTTGCCGCGGGCGTGCTGCAGGTGCGTCAGCGCGCCGACCATTTCCTGGCCGAGCAGACCGTAAGCCGCGCGCAGATCCGGCTTGCCGGAGCGGTCGCTGATCGCGCCTGGTTGCGACTTGCACCAGGTGAAGCACAAGCGCGACATCTGGGTGATCGAGTCGACGAAGAAAGTCGCGTAGCGGTCGATCTGAGCCGGGTTGCCGAACTGGCCGACAACGTGATCGTAGTGCGCGACCGAGAACGCGGCCTCCGGCGGCAACGAGCGATCAGGCCCGGCGAGGTACACGAACAGATCGCGGCACTCCGGCCAAGAGGCCGGACGAATGGTGTCGCCGGGCCAGCTCGCCACCGAGAGATCACCCGCCTCGATGTCGATGAACAACGTCGTCGACGGCTCAAGGTCGCGCAGGCGGGTGGTCTTGCCGATGCCAGACTTGCCGAGCATCAGCAGCTTCACGCCTTTGCGTTCTGCCATCCGCTGCTGCGCGGAGATTATGGGGAGGCTCATGCGGCCTCCTTCAGCATCTCGGCGACCGCCGGATTCCAGAGAATCTGGTAACCACTGTGGCCGTTGCGGGAGTAAGGCATCGCCTCTGCCCATGCATCGCCGGCTTCGGTCAGTTCCCACTCGTCGCGGTCGTTGCGAGTCTGCAGACCGTTGTCGGACAGCAGCCTGTTCGTGGCCTTGGGCGAGCGGTTCAGCAGCTTGCCGAGCTGGGTCGCGTTCAAGGCGCACATCGGCTCGTTGGCGGCCGGCAGCGCGCGCCGAAGTACTTCGGTGGTGATGCCGGTGTTTTCCTGGATGCAGGTCAGCATCGCTGCCGCGGCGATGCCCGCCTTCACGCCCGGCACCTTGGCGACCGCTTCGCCGATCAGCAGGATCGCGCTGACTCGGTCGTGGGTCGGTGCGGGCAAGGTGGCGAGCGTGCCCGGGGTCAGGTAGGCGCCGGTCTTGCGAATGGCCGGAATGACGTCGTGCGTGACCCAGCGCTTGAAGCGCTTGGCTTCGACCTTGCGACTGCCGAGGATCAGCGCGTACATGCCAGGTTCGTTGACCGTGGTCATGTCCTGATCACCGCCAGGGGTGTGAACTGAACTCACCCCCTTCTCGTCAGCGTCGAGACGTTCGAGCGCCTTGCGATCCAGCTGCAAGGATGCCAAGACATCGGCAGCGACGAACCACGGCTGACCCTGGTCATCGGTGACGACGCGGAGCGATTGCCCTTCAAAGCTGAAGGGCGCGAGTTGCGTACTCATGGACTCAGTCCTCGGAGATGGTGGTCAGGCGGAAGGTCGGTTTGCCCGGCTTCACGGTGCGGGCGGCGGCGAACTGATCACGCAGGGTCGGCGGCCAGTTGTTGAACCGCGATTCGCTGACGGCGTAATCGACGTCGATGAAGTCCTCGACCTTTTCGCCGGCAGCGGCGATGCGCTGGGCGATGGCGGCGAGCTTGGGTTGGTCCCAGGACACGCGCTTGGGCACGTCGACGGTGATGCGGATACCGCCGTCGTCGATGTGCACGGTGCCGAAGTCCTTGCCGGCGTCGGCGCGGGCACGCTGGATGCGCTCGGCGTAGCTGCGGTCCATCGCGGCATCGACCTTGGCGCGCTGCTGCTTGTGCCAGCCGAGGAGTTCGTCGAGGTTGCGGACGATCTCGGCGAGTTGCGTTGCCGGCAGCGCAGCCAGGTCGGCGACGCTGAGTGCCGTGAGGCGGTCAGGGAGAACGGTGAGTTCAGTCATGGCCGCCACCTCACGCCGAAGCGTGCTGGTAGGTGGAGTCGTGCAGCACCCGGCGCTCGAAGTCGATCACGAACTCCAGCGGATAGCCGACGCGCTTGGACAACTTCAGGTACTTCGGGCCGCGGCCTTCCGAGCGCCACCGCTGCAGCGTCTTGGGGCTCACGCCCCAACGGTTGGCGACTTCGCTTTCGTTCAAGACCCGGCGGTCGCCGGGGGCCAGGTCGCTGATGGGCGGGGTACTGCGTGCTTGAGCTTGCATCTGTTCCTCCAATGATTCCGCTGCGGAATCGGTGGAGGCATTTCAGGTTTTCAGTGGCGAATTTCCGATGGACGCACTGGCGAATATTTCCGGTCGCAAATATTCGCCAGTGCTTCGCCAACGCCAGAAACGGCAACGGCGAGCACGAGGCTCGCCGCTGGAGGGTGGATCGGTGTCGGGATCAGGTCAGCGCTCGGGGAAGCCCAGCACTTGGCGCTGCTCGTTCCAGTCGCGCGGGATCACGTCGATGCGACCGCGCAGGGCGTGCAGGTTGATGTGGCGTGGCTGCCGACCCTCGACGATGGCGGTGATGATGTCGGGGGCCAGCAGCGTCATCCGCAGGATCTCCGAGATCCAGCCGCGTTCGAGTTTCTGCTTTCGGGCCAGATCGCCGACGTGGGGATATCGGCCTTCGTCCAGCAGCTTCTGCCAATAGAAGCCTTTGCCCAGCGTCTTGATCATGGGTTCGTCGAAGCCGCCGACCGAGGCATCCGTTGGCGCCGACGGTGGTGGGGTCAGCACCTTGCGGTTTTGGCGACGCTTGATCGTCAACGGCACGACGGTCACGCGCTGGCCGTTGTTGATGTGGCTGCGTGCATCGGCCCCGGTCTTGATGGTGACCCCAAACCGCCGCGAATCCTTGGTCATGCGGCGACCTCCCGATCCTGGTGCTCGTCGACGAGCGGATGGCTGCAAACATCGGGGCCCAGGCCCATCCAGCCGTACTCGCGCCAGTGGATGTCCAAACCGTCACCCTGCAGTTGGATGCGCTCGATCAGCAGTCGCAGGATCCGCTGCTGTTCGGCGGGGAATAGTTGTGCCCAGACATCCCCGATGCGCCGCATGCCGACGACCACCTGCGCTTCGTCGAGGCCTGCGCCTACCGGGTGACGCAGGCAGGCGCGCCAAACACCGATCAGCACCTCGGGCGCTGCCAGCGCGGCATGCACCTGGGCCAACACCGCGTTTTCGATGTCGGCCGCGGGAAGGTGTCCAATGTTGGGTACGTCAGCGCGGCGCTGGGTGCCGGCAGCGTGAACCTTGTGCATCTGCGGGACGTAGTAGCGGTAGCAGCGACCGTTCTTCTTGCGCGTGTGCGAGTGGATCATGCGCTGGCCATCGGGCGCGAAGAGCAGCCCAGCGAGCAACGCAGGATGCTTCGGCAGAGCATCGCGAGGCCCCTGCTTTCTGCGCTCCATGAACGCCTGCGCTGCGTCCCACGCCTCCTGCGCGACGATGGCCTGGTGTTGGCCGCAATACGCCTGACCGCGGTGGGTCAGATCGCCCAGATAGATCCGGTTGCGCAGCATCTTGAAGATGAACTTCTGATCGATTGCGCTGCCCGTCCGCTGGCGTCCTGTCTGGGTTACCCACGACTTCGTCGTCAAGCCTTGCAGCGCCAACTCGCGCACGATGCGCGCGGCGGATCCATGTTCGGCGTATCCGCGGAAGATGTCGCGCACCAGCGCAGCCTCGCGTTCGTTGACGACGAGTTTGCGTTCGACCACGTCATAGCCGAGCGGGGGAACGCCGCCCATCCACATACCCTTGGCTTTGCTGGCCGCGATCTTGTCGCGGATGCGCTCGCCTGTAACCTCACGCTCGAACTGCGCGAAAGAGAGCAGGATGTTCAGCGTCAGCCGGCCCATCGACGTGGTGGTGTTGAACTGCTGCGTCACGGACACGAAAGAGACGTTGTTGCGGTCGAACACATCGACGAGCCTGGCGAAGTCGGAGAGCGAACGCGTCAGGCGGTCGATCTTGTAAACGACCACGATGTCGACCCGCTTGGCCTCGATGTCGGCCATGAGACGCCGCAGGCCTGGACGCTCCATGTTGCCGCCCGAGAACCCGCCGTCGTCGTACCCATCGTCCAGTGCCACCCAGCCTTCGTGGCGCTGGCTTGCGACAAAGGCGAGGCCGGCGTCGCGCTGGGCCTCGAGGCTGTTGTATTCCTGATCGAGCCCCTCGTCGCTGGACTTGCGCGTGTAGATCGCGCAGCGCCTTTTCGTGATGACGGGAGCCTGGGGTGCTTGGGTGCTGCGCTGCGACTTCATGCGCGCTCCTTGGTGGTCAGCCCAAAGAACGCCGGGCCCGACCACCGTGTGCCTGCGATGTGGCAGGCGATGGCGGTAAGGCTCGTGTAGCGCCGGCCTTGGTAATCGAAGTCGTTCGGCCCGCGCACAAGGACGCGGTGCTCCACGTCATCGAACACTCGCGTCAGCATCGTGCCGGGCAACAGGCGGTTGGCGTCGCGACGCATGGCCCGCGGCAGCAACCCGGTCTCGCCGATATCTTCCAGTTGCTTGCGAATCGATGGCTTCAGGCCGCCGAAGGCGCGTTCCTGCAGGCGGTAGGCAAGTCGAGATTCCAGCCAGACACGCTGATGGTGGCCGGGACGCTCGTCGAAATGCTCATCCCACAGCGCCCACAACTGGTCCATCGACAAGTGCGGCAAGTGGGCGACGCGCGCGGCGACCGTTGCCGCATCGGGGTTGGCATTGGGCTTCGACATCAGCGAACTCCTTTCTGTTGAGAGGGGTTCGCATGAACACGCTGCTGGCCACCAAAGCCAAGGCCAAACGCGCTCTCGCTGTTCGCAGCCGACGTAGTGTTTTGGCGCAGCCGCAGGAACGCGGTGGCCAACAGATCGACGATCTCCTGGTGCGGATGCCGCGGCGCTTCAGGAATGGAGGAAGGTTCGTGATGAAACATGGTGGGCGCTCGGCAGGTGAACGCTGCTCATGCTAGGAACCGAGGCTGCTCGAAGTAACGGGAATGAGCGGAGATGCGCGGCGCCGGCATTGGCATCTGCGGC